ACTTGTAACAGCATTTTCATCTTGCATTACAAAAGAATAACCATGGTCTTCAGTTACAAAAGATGATCCTGAATATGTAGGTCCTGCAAAATAAGTTTCATAACCATTCAAACAGTTTTCAAATTGGGTTAACAAATAACCAAGCATATGAGTCAAGTTAACACCAGCACCTGAGTTGAAGTTATCTTTTTCATTTTCATAGTATATTATCTGGTTATATTCATCAGAAGTTGTTTTTAACGAATTTATAACATTACTTTCTGATTCTTTCTTACCTGATAACTCTTTATAATCTCTATATTGATCACGAGTTGCAATATCAGCTGCCATAAACGCTTCTGCCGTTACTGCATCAGTTACCAATTGTTCTTTTAAAGCATCAACAAGAGTTAAATACAAACCTGAAGTATCATCCTCATTCAAACCTAAACCTGCAATACCGTGATAGTTGTGATCTCCATCTGGATATGTTTGAACCACAACAACTTCATTTGTTAAAATCTGGTCTAAAGTTAATTTCCCTTTTAGTGAATCATTAGCCTTTGCACCGTTGACATAAATTGCATCACAATCTTTCAAATAATCTGTAATTATACCTAAATCTAAGTGTTCTAATTTATATGCCAAACCAAGTACGTTATCTGCGCAGGCACCATTTTTATTCAATGGTTCTGCACCACAACCTGCTTTTTTATTGTAACCGTTTACAAAGTCAGTATCCAAATAAGCATTTTGCGCTGCAATTTGCTCTGGTGTAAGGTTAGTTTCTTCTATTGGAACTTTTACTGTCTTACCTTCATCATTTACAGTATTATAAGCATAATGATAATCAGTAACAAATCTAATATCTTGAGCTACAGATTCTGGTACAACACCTGCTTTGCCTAATTCTTTCATAAATGCAGCAAAACCAGCTTCTGACGGAGTACTAGGGTCACCATCAGTGCTAATTTTTTTTGCAGCTTTTGCCATTTGACCATTTAACACAACCGCACCAGCTCTATTTGTAATCAAATAAGGCGTAAAGTTGTTCAAGGTTGTTGGCGTCATTAAAACATCATATGATAAATTAAACATATTTTGACCAGAACCGTCAAAATCCCAAACCAATGTTGTTTGATTTAAGGCATTTTGATAATTCTGTGAAACTTCTGCCAATTCACGAGTAACTGAAAGTTTATCTTGTGCTATTTCCATAGATCGGAATTCACAATTAGCTTTTCGAGATGTTATGGCTAAAAATCTTGCTTGTGATGCCGCCAGTCCCATTGCTTTTCCTTTCAGTTTACTTAGTAACAAAATCTTTCATGTAGTATATCGGCATTTAAAGCATCAAACTTTAGTAATAATTATCTCATCTGTAACAAATGTTAACATTTTATTTTACTGCAATAATACAGTCATAAATTTTATCAATTTTTTCTTTCATCTCACTAAATTGCTCTTTTAAATCATTGAAGCTATGCAACGTAACAAACTTTTCTTCAACATCTTTTAAAATTTCACGATGCTTTCTTTCCAATTGTTCGGGAGTCACGACTATTCTTTGTTGAATTAAAAATACCATTACCGCAATTAAAATTGGAGAGTAGTATAATAAATTATCCATAAAATCTCCTTTATAAAGTTATTGGCCAATAAAAATCCACTAAATATGATGCAGCATCCATAGGATGTGACAAAAATTTCAACTCTTTACTTTGTTTAATTTGCGTATATGTAGGAATATCAATTCTTGAACTTCCTTCTCTGTATCGCAAATTATAGATGTTATACAATAACTTTTCACATTTCTTATCTACATAAATACAAATTTCACCATCTGCATTTTTTACTTTAGCATTAAATGCCATAATCCTGTTTTTTATCGGCGGATTAAAAGCCTTGATTTTAATTTCTGCATCATAACCAAATTGTGCCAATTTTTTCTTTATAATTACGTAATTTGTGTATTCACTTGTGCAACTTCTGTTATCTCCTGAAGCATCACCATTGATTATAATTCTACCTTTATGGTTTGGATATCTGTGACAAAACTCTTCACAAGATTTTGCAGTTGTTGTATTTTCTAATACAATTTCATCAAAATAAAAAACTTTGTCATCTGTCTTGTGAGCCAAAACCCAACACATAGGATCTACGTTAAAGTCACAACTTATGTGCAAATCCATTTCTGGCTGATACGCAATATCTTTTATGTTTGAATCCGTAAAATCTTTGATGACCAAACCATTGTTATAATCACCGTTTTGCGCAAGAACAAAAATGTTATAATATTCTTCGTCATAAAGTTTTTTAAGCTCATCACAAAACCCTTCAGGCAAAAAGATATTTTGTGTAGTTGGTGCAGTAATCAACCTATAGTTAGGTGGTGGATTTTCCATAAAAGTTTTGTAAACCCAACCTCTTTGCATCTCAGGATTTGTATGACCAAAAATTCTGTAGGTAAAATTTTTCCAACATTTTCTTGTCTTTTGCCTCATACGTCCCAAAAGCATCTTAAACGTATCATAAGGGATATCCGACATTTCTTCTATCTCAACGAATCCAAGATTTAAAGACTTTAATTTATTCGGTTCATCAAAATGTCTAAAAAGAATTTCTGATCCATTTTTAAAAGTAAGTTTTTGCAAAGTGCTTGACCAATCATAATCCACACCATCAACAAAACCCATATTATCCAAATGTTCAAAATAAGTTTGTAATGTCGTATCCCTGACAAGCGTGTAAGTTTGAGCACCAACTAATCCTCGAATCCCAGGAAACTTCAAGCATAAAAGAATGCCCAAAAGAGAACCGGCAAAAGTTTTACCAGAACCATAACCACCTTGATATACAGCTACATCAAGAGTGTATTTATGAGGTATCTCTAAAAATTCACGTTGAGCTCTTAATAATTGATATGTCATATTAACTACTTCTCAACCAAAAAATTATTAGAATTTTCTATTCCGTATTGCTCCAACGCAAATTTAAAACATTCCATCCAGTCGATTTTTTCTTCAACTTCTGGGACTTGAGCAAAAGATTTTACCACCTCAAACAATTCTTTTAGTTTTGCTTTGCGTTCAAAAGTAGCTTTTCTGTCACCATAACGGTAGATATAATTAGCATTTCGGATATTATCGTCAATCTCTAAAAACATAGATTTGCCATGATCATTCAAACCAATAACCTCACGACCGAGTTTAAAATTTGCAATAATTTCTGCGGTCTTTTCAACCATAGGTACAATGACTTTCCTATTAACTGCATCCAACATCATATTTAATCTAGCCTCCTGACCGTTTACTGAATAATTTAATTCAGTAGCCGTACGCTCAGCAGATTGAATATTTCCTGCCATATTCTTGAAAATACCTGTTGCACTTTCAATTGTCCCTTTAAAGTAATTCAAAAAGTCCCAACCTTGCATTGCTTTATCAAAACTCAAAGGTGTTGGCTGATTTGGCATCAATGCTGCATCATATTCTATAATTTTACCAGGTCTGACATCTTGTTCACCTTTAAAACAACCTTTTGGTGCTAAATATGGTGGATTCATCATTAACGCTAAAGCATCAATTTGTTTATTCAAAATTGTTGATGAAATATTATTCAAAATCAATGCAACTCTAAGTGGTGAAATCCCTCTGCCTGTAGTTGGACACTCAATTATATTCGCATGAATAAATGGATTTATAACAAAAGGATTTGGCTCAAAACGAATTATTTCTTTTCTAGCTCCTACTACAACAAGCCAGTTTTTCAAAACTGTACCATCTGATAATTCAACATCCCCCCAATATTCCAAAATCTCCAATTTTTTCCCATCAATAGCTCTGTCATCTTGTTTATTCTTTTTATTTGCCACCACTCCTTTCAATATTTCCAGCTTTTCATCTGTCAATAAATTATTTGCTTTATCAGAAACTATTTCATCCAAAGTTGAATAAGTTCTATAAATCTTCGCACAATTATCCCATTTATCGGCATTTGTTTTATCAAATACAAAATCTTCCGATTTGATGTGCTTAATTTTTGCATTATCGTAAACAATTTTTTCTTCTACTACAAAACCTTGTTCTGTTGGATTTAAAATTTGTTCATCTAAAGTTTGCGCACGACGAGTTTGCTTAACCTTTGTTTCCCAACCAATGAAAAGAGTTGTTTCACCAGTTTCAACAATACTATCTATAATTTTTTCAAACTCATCTTCAAGTTTCATTCTTTCAAATGTATTAACTAACATTGCTTTCTGCCTGTTTGCATAAGCCTGTGTTTGCGGATTTGTACCTGAAACATCAAACATGGCTTCAGGATGTGAATACAAGTTTTGCACCAAATGAGATTTTAGGGTTTGAGCCAATTCATAAATTTCAGGCAATTGCATCTTACTACCCCAAGCATTCACACTTGGTATAGTTGCTTCATAAATAGCATTTCGTACGGATTTTATATCTTGTAATTGTTGGTTTCTGCTTTCTTCAAATTTGTCATATTTCCCAACAATAGCCACAGCTAATGAATGTTCTTCTTCCTGTTTAATTTTTTTTGTTAAATCTTCTGTTTCAAATTTCATTTTCATTTACCTCATAATAATTTCTAAACAATGAATATACTTCAATATTTTGCAATTTCCCCTCACGCATGGTTTCTGAAACAAGTTCTGCTTCCTTTGTAAAACCACTATTTTTCAATAAAGTTTTAACCCTGTGATTTTGTGGATACACTAATGCCTTGATTTTTTGAAAACCAAATTCATCAAAACACTTTTTAAAGAAAATTTTGGC